TACAAACTTAGTATTTTCAAGGGTTTGCGAAGAATTTGATAATTAAATATAACAGTTATTAAATTTCCTAAAATATGTGAAATATCAACTGGAATTTATCAGCGCCGAACAGATTGATCCGGATGGAAATGTGGAACTTGTATTTACCCATGCATCAGATTACACGATTGTTGTTGATGCCAAGATTATGAGTGATAACGGTCAGGCAGACAACAAATCTGATGAAACCATTCCTGCACCTAAGACAGATGACAGCACTTCAAAATATGCATGGAATAATACGATAATCATTATTATAGGTATCTGTATTATACTGATTGTTTTTGGAGCCGTATTCTATGTAAGAAAAAAGAGTGGTTCTGAGGAAGAATAAGTATCTGACATAGTAATTGAATAAAAGTAGGAATGTGGGAGCGTACTGGCAAAGGGTGTAACAGTATAAACATGACAAGCGGTGTATGTCTTGATGAAGAGACGTATGCCGCTTATTTGCGTCAAAAATGATAGAAAACTAAAAGAAAAAAAGAAAAAAAACTCAGTCTGGAATATTTTTTGCCGGTGAAACTTTTTGCTGGAATACAGCGTCAAAATAGTAGAATATATCAAAAGAATATGTGTTACAATAAATACCGAAAAATAATTGCATGCAGTTTTCAAAAGTGAGGAAAGGATATATGTCGGACAGAAAAAAAGAACAGGCGGTGGAGCGTGCCCTGACGGAAGGGTATGAGAAGTATTACCGTCTTGCTTATAGTTATGTACATAATGAAGCGGACGCGCTGGATATTGTACAGGAAGCAGCCTATAAAGCCATTTTAAAAAGTGACAGCCTGAAGGAGCCGCAATACGTGGAGACCTGGGTGTACCGGATCGTGATCAATGAGGCGTGCAGCTTCCTGCGCAGCCGGAAGGAGAGCGCGGATGTGGAGGAGATCCAGGCGGCAAGTGAAGATATCTATGAAAATATTGATTTAAAACGCGCAATAGAAAATCTTGACCCAAAGGATCGTGCCATCGTAGTCCTACGATTTTTTGAGGACAGGCAGCTGGAGGAGATCGCGAAGATCCTGGATGAGAACCTGAGTACAGTAAAGAGCAGGCTATACCGGGTGATGAAAAAGCTGCGGCTGAACCTCGAGGGTAGCATGGGCTGAGTAATCCGTAGTCAAAGTCGTGGGATTTTGCCCCCGACATCATATATATGCAGGACATAAGACAGATACAGGAAAAGAGATATGGAAAGAGATAACATGACCGGTCCGAACAGACCGGACAGATGGAGAATAGATATGACTGAACAGGAACAGTTGAGGCAATTAAAAGAGGAGTATGAGAATATGATAATACCCGAAACGGGACGGGAACGGCTGCAGGCAGGTATCGACAGAGCCCGGATGGAGAAAAAAAGAGCAGAGCACGCCAGAAGGCGTTCTGCATGGACGGCGGTGGCTGCGGCAGCTGTCGTGATGATCGCACTGCCAAATACCAATATGCAGATAGCCCATGCCATGGAAAATATTCCGTTGCTGGGTGGCTTTTTTAGGCTGGTAACAGTGCGGCAGTACAATTACAACGATGAGAACCATGATGCCGAAGTAGAACTTGCACAGATCAATTATGGAGAAGATGCGGGAGAAGGTGCTTCCGTTGGAGAAGTGGCAGCCGCTCCTGAGGGCACAGCTGCCGGAAGTGTGGAAGGTGTCGGACAGGAGGCTGCGGTAGCAAATCTGTCGGAAGACGGTGTGGAAGCGGTCAACCAGGATATGGAGGCTACGGTAGAGGAACTGATCCGTCAGTTCGAGGATACCTTATCCGAGGAAGGATACCATGGTCTGCATGTAACACAGGAGGTTGTTACGGACAATGCGAGGTATTATACCGTAAAATTAAGCGTTTTGGAGACGGAAGCCAGCGGCTACGAGCATAATCAGTTTTATACGATTGATAAACAGACGGGAAATGTGGTGACACTGGAAGATCTGTTTGCAGAAGGGAGCGACTATATTTCCGCGATCAGCGAGAACATTAAGACCCAGATGAAGGAGCAGATGGCGGCGGATGAAGGCGTGATCTATTTCCTGGATAATGACGATATGCCGGAATTCAATTTTCAGGGGATCACGGAGCAGACGAACTTCTATTTTAATGAAAAGGACGAACTGGTCATTGCCTTTGATGAATACGAAGTGGCTCCCGGTTCTATGGGAGCGCCGGAATTTGTAATTCCGCAGGAAGTGACGGCAGCAATTTTAAAGTAAGCAAAAATATCTAAATGGGGAAACTCCCGCATATCATGAAACAAAAGTATATGTGGGAGTTTTTTATGTCATTGATCGTATTGGATGCGGGGCATGGTGGGAGATGGTCGGAAATACGGCTACTATTCTATAACCCCAGCATTTATGCGGGTTACAGGATTTATTCTACCATGAGGTAATAGTGGAATTCAAGGGTATTTGTATCCTTGTAGAACACGATCTTACGCACAATGCCCCGGAGAGCCTCCGCTTTCAGATCATTTGGTGCGTCACTTTCGATGATATCCAGGACAGACTGAACACGGCTTAAGAACCGCTCTTTGTAGTTCTCAGGACCGGAGGCAGCAGTCGTCAGCTCTGAGAGCAGGACTTCCAAATCTGCACGTCGCTTCTCGATCATCTCTTTATTCCGCTTGTAATCTTCCAGAGTATCAATTTCATTCAAATATGCTTCCTTGATGCGTTCCAGCTTACGATCCAAGGAAGCCAGTTCACGCTGATAACGCTGCCTGTCCAGCTCTACAGTCGGCTCATAGGTGCGGACAAGCTCAAAGGATACGTCCGTGACGCTCTCCAGTACCTCATGGAGCGACGATATTACGGCACCGGTAAGTTTCTTAGCCGAGATGTATTGTGAGCCTGTATGAAGCCCTTTCATGTATCCCAGACACTGGAAGCCCTCGCCGGAGATATAAGTACTGCCGTTAGGTGCTTTCCGGGGATAACCTTCTTTGTGGGACAGGGACTTGCCGCAGATAGGGCATTTTACGAGACCGGACAGCCAGTGCTTCGTGTGGGAGACCGGATGCTCATAGCGCTGCATGATCTTCTTGCTGCGCTCCCGGCGCTCTTGGACGATGTCCCAGGTATTCTGATCGATAATCGGGGGATGGTGGCTGTCACTGATGATCCATTCCTCGGGATCCCGCAGGGTACTGGTGGCACTGGATTCCCGCATGTTATAACGTACCTTGCCGATGTAAAATGGATTCTCCAGTATGTAGATCACACCTTCCTGATCAAAACGCTTGCCAGTCTTTGTCTTGTATCCATGGTCATTCAGATCTCTGGTGATGTAATTGATGTCACTGCCGGAGGCGTACATATCAAAGATCTTCCGGACAATGGCAGCCGCCTGCTCTTCGATGACAGGATTTTCATTCGGGGCTTTGGTGTATCCCAGTGGCATCTTACCATTATAGAGACCCTTGCGGGCGCGGGAGAGCATGGAACGGCGGACTTCCCCGGAGAGGTTCACGGAGTAGAATTCATCCTGCCACTCAATGATCATTTCGATGAGGCGGCCATACATGCCATCGATCAGAGGCTCACTGACGGATACCACATCGATTCCGAGCTTTTTCCGGAGCATGGACTTGTAAAAGGTGCTCTCGTCCTGATTACGGGCGAAACGACTGAATTTCCACAGGACTACAACATCGAAGGGCTTGGGTTTTGTCTTCGCTGTTGCAATCATATTCTGGAAGGCATACCGGTTACTGGATTTGCGGCCGGAGCGTCCGTCCTCTTCCACGAAGATATACTCAGATGGCAGCAGGATGTTATGCTGCAGGCAGTACTTTTTGATTTCCTCCAGCTGGGATTCCGGGGAATACTCCAGCTGATCATCAGTACTGACACGGATATAGGCAGCACCGGTACGGATCCGGTCCGTGGACTCCGTAGACTTACGCATCACTTTCTTAGACATTGCACATTCCTCCTAAGTAAATGTACGGAAAAATGGGCATAAAAATGCCCGGACATATGTTTGCATTGCAATCTGTCCGGGAAAATGATAAAATGCACTTGTCTAAGGTGATTTTATACGGGATTTCCCGGTAAGATCGGATCAGCTCCGGTGCTCCAACACTGGGGCTGATTTTATGTATTTGACAAAACTGATCATTTGACATATAATACACTTAACAAGGTAGTCGGAAGGTGAGTGCACTTCACCCGACCCGGCAAAATTTAATACTTAACTATCCAGAGATAGCCGTTCCTAAACTTTGACGAGAGCAGGACGGCTATTTCTTATGCTTTCTGTGGGTCTCTATGTAGGTCAGTATCGCCACCAGCATGATGACGAAAGTAAACAAGTCATTCCATGAAACCATAATAATCATCCTTTCCGTAAGGCTCGGATCAGATGAGAGCACGTCCACCGACTACCCGGTTAAATGTATTATATTGTCAAAGAACAGATATATCAGTTGCACCGGTGCAACTACAGCATGGATACATAAGTTTTCAATTTGCTTCGCATAAGTAAATTATATTTTTCATAATCAAATATAATTTCTGTAAGCATTTCATGTATCATCTGTTTGAAGACATTTATATCCAGAAAACTGGGTGGCTGACCTGGTTGTTTATAGATATTATCAACCAGTACAGGATTGTAATAATCCTTTAACTTAACTATTTCAGTAGCTTCATGTGCTGAAAGTATAACAGCATAAGATAGCGAATCATCGGATGAATAATAAATACCTGGTTGGTATAGCATTACTTCACGGATACAACAGGTGTTTAAATATAGATATTGCAAATAATATTTAATTGCTATATCGTATCGTCCTTCAGAAAAAGTAATGTTGTATAAAGATAGATAATCTTGGCTTAATCCATAGTAATTGAATGAAGCAGTTTTTTTGTATGTTCTTTCACATAGGATAGTATAAGCGGTATCGTTAAAGGTACGTTTTTTGTTTCCACAAAATCTGTTTTTATTATAATCAGACAATGAGATATTATATTTCCAGTGCAGATGCAGGTCAACATAATCGTAATTGTCTTCCATAAAAGCAATACCTTTATCTGAAAGTGTATATAGGCCTGATTGAATAGCGAGTTCATTTAAATCATTTTGATTAAGGGACGAGTATATTCTATTAACAAGTTCGACCTTTTTGCCTTTTTTTGAACAACCAATACTGTCTGCAAGTATTTTTAAATCTGCAACGGTATAAGAAAATAATACGGACTGTGCGGATGCCGGGGCAATATAGCCTTTCTGTAGCAATACCGATTGTAATTTCAATGGATTACTTATATGACACTCTGTTTCATAATAATATGGAAAACTTTCAAATAGAGGACGAGCTTTATCGTATCCCCACAGAATTAAAGCCTTTCCGTAAAGTAAATACTCTTCATTGGATGTTTTTTTGTAAGAAAAATCATTGGAGTATTTTTGTGGATGCTGCCTCCAGAAAGTAAATATTAATTCATATAAGCTAGGAGAATAGGTATCGGCATCAACATCAGGACTTTTTCTCTGTTTATTCCAATTATCCATATTTAGAGCATCTAAAAGCTTTTTTACAAAAGTCATAATAATTCCTTCTTAAATGTGTGCATTCAACTCGATCATATCTGCGGAGAACTTCTTGTCATAATCTCCGTTGACGATATGTGCATACTCATGAAGGTAAGATTTCCGATTCTGCTCAAAGGACAGGGCATCGTTCAGAACGATGGTAAAGCTCATATCGGGATTTGCCACCACATATGCCTTAATGCTGCCTGGCAATGTTGCCAGTACCGAATGGATATCCATGTCAGCCACCTCCTCTGAATATGTACGAGCCACAGTCATCCGTGCTGATTGCTCATCCTGTCGATCATCTCTTTTACAAACTGGATGTCCTCCGGCTTCACCTTCCTAGAAGCATCGAAGAGAACCTTGTATTCAGGATTCTCGAAGAGGAACTGCGCCATGTCACGTGCTTCGGGATTAAGATAATAGCTATCCGGAATAATTTCAGTAGATTCCTTTTTTCCAATAAGGTAATTCATGTCGACATTGAATAAATCAGCAATATCTTCTAAGGTTTCAAAACTGGGCTCACGTTCGCCGTTTTCATACATTCCGATTGTACTTCTTGACAAGTCAAGTTTTTCAGCCATTTGTTGTTGAGTTAATCCGCTTTTTATTCGTAATGATTTAAATACATTTGGAAAATCACCCATGAGATGTCTCCTTTCAACTTTGTAAAATAACAATACCACACAACGTGGAAAAAATAAATAGCAAAATTCCACAAAAAGTGGTTGACACAAAATGTGACGAGTGATATATTCAAAGTGTTCCACAAAACGTGACAAAGGAGGCTATAGGGTGAACGCAAAAGAAATAGGGAAAAGGTTGGTAGACCTACGCGGATCAAAAACGCAAGAACAAGTTGCAAAAGCTGTTGGAATCAGTGTATCAGCATTATCGATGTACGAATGTGGAGATAGAATTCCGAGAGATTACATCAAAATTGCACTGGCAAAGTATTATAACAAGAGCGTACAGGAAATTTTTTTTAACTCTTAAACTCCACAAAAAGTGGCATTTCAATCAGTAAAGGAGGCAGCAGGTATGGATAATAAAAGAGACTGGAGTGCAATAATCATGTCGATTGTTTCACTGATAACAAGTGTAGTAGTGCTTGTGCTGACAGTCATTATACGATTAATGAAATAATCGAAAAAACAAGCGTTAATAAAGAAATTATAACGGATATCACGGACATTGTTTTTGCAAACAAAGAGTCAGTGCGAGCCTGTTTAGCTAATCGATCAGCGCTGGTAGCGTGGAGATCATTCAGATATTTATATCCTTTAAGAGTAAGCCCTTTTGGAAATTCAACATGAGGATCAAAGTTGCCATCACGCCATTTATCAATGTAAACAATAATATCGTTTTCGGCAAACTGATAAGCTAATTCGTCGATTTCTTTCTGGGTATGACCAAGTACAGATATTTCTTTGTATGGCGTACCGTTGATAATCTGTTCCAGAACGGAAATGGAAAAGTCACAGTGTTTTTCGTAGGAACTTTGATTTTTCATAAAAACCTCCATACTTTTGAGACTGATAACTGAACACTATCAATTATAGAAAAAGAGGATAGAGGATGCAAGAGATTTTATAGGGAAGGAGGCAGCAGGAGTGGATAAGGTAGATGAATTAATTGACACACTGGCAGAACACATCAAGAAGAACATTGATGAAGGCAAAGAGAATGAGATTACGGAAAAGACAAAAGCTCTCGCAGAGCTGGTGTCTGCAAGAGCTTCGTTGCTTCACTGATTGTCACTATCATTTTTATCAATAGTATCAATGATTGTTTTGAAAAAAGTAGTTACTTCCTTTGCAGTATCAGCAGAATCTGCATACTGGTTGATTAACCCGTTTTGAATAGCTAATTCAGTAAAGCTTTTGGCAAGTGTGTACTTGGAAGTCTCATTCAAATGCATGTTGAAATCTCCTTTCCATTTTACTCGGCTGCTGCAACAGCCTGTAAGTACAGTATAGGAAAAGGAGAAAGTGGATTCAATATGGTAGGCATTTCGATTTATCGAAAGAATCATTTCGGAGAATCGAAGTGCAGTAGGAAGGAGATGACAGGAATGGAGAAAATCGACAGATTATATGCTCTCTTAGAGCGTAACGACATTGATGAGAACACCAAGGCAGCGCTGCGGTGGGCAATCATTGAGTTGGAGAATGCAACTTAGACAACCATAGCACCATAAGCTGTAGAAAAGCAGTCAGGAGGTACATATGCGGATTGTAAATTTAATCCACATCGGGGACCAGGTATTGTCATTGGATGACATGGATCCCATGAAAAAGGCAGAGATTGCCTTACGGCTGAATGAACAGAGTCTGAAGACTCTGGGATATGCAGTCAAGAAAAAAGAAGAATCAGCGTAACCACAAGTATCCGTGCCCTGTACGTGGTGTATGTACACCACACCTTCCCCTTTTACACAATTAGCGTGTGTGTCCAGTCCTCCCCTGGCTGGGCACCACGTAGAGGGCATGGGGACAAGCATCATATTATAGATCACGCTTTGTGCGTGGTGCATCTTGCTGCATCACCATATGACGGCATACCATCCACTGCTATGATGGTATGTTGCCCTCTTTCTGGTGGTACCCGGGTAGATCAGCACCGGGGCCACGCAGAGAGCGTGATCAGGAAGGATAAGTATGAGAGACATCAGTTATTTTGTCAGCGAAGTTTTACGGTACAAAGATGGCCACGAATACTGGGAGGCATGTAATTTACAACTGGCTACGCAAGTCTATGAAGAAGTAAAGAAGTCAGTCCCAGAGGCTAAATATTATAACTTTGAAGGTTTGCAGATTATTACGACAAATGATAAACAGAGGAAGTCCTTATTGAGCACGATGGAATTGATGGAGGATCTCTGTAATAGCAGACTGACCGCAATACAGAAACTGAGAAAACAGATATATGGAGGGGATACAGATGTATAAAGATATCGTGATATCATTCCTCGGAGCGTGGATTTTGAGGGATGTTTTTGGGACAACAGAAGTAAGAGAGCAGATCGCCATAATCATGGGACTGGCGACAGTGCTTTTTATTTTTTTGCTTTTTTTGGAAAATCAGGCAGAAAAATGGCAGGAAAAGCGCCGGAGGGCACGAATTATGGAGCTGAGGATAGCACGGTTGAGAGGAGGCAGGATGCGTGAAAGACGAGAGAGTGCAGGAGATTATGAAGAGGCTGGAGCAGACACCAACGCAGCCGTTGATGATGCTGGTTGACCATGAGGCACAAGAAGTTTTCCCGTACGTGCTCCAGCGATACCAGGATGCACATCTGGTCATGATGAAAGGCATCAGGTACATCACGATCACCGATGATGCCGTCCGGGTTATACTGGACCGCCTGCAGCGTGAGAGGGCAGATTTTAAACGCACGGTGGAGTACTACGACAGGGAGATCCAGGGTGTGGAGTACCTGCTGACAGGTAAAAAGCGGTACTACTGGTCACCGGATAATTACATAGTAGAGCCTGTCTACGCAGAGCAATAAAAAAGCCGGCATTTGGCGATGCCGGCCAGCTCACAGAGCTACTTATATAGACAAGATAATTGTAACTCTGTGGACTAAAAAAGTCAAGTAAAACGGGGCTTTCGAAAGCCCCTGCGCACTTGATAAAGATATTAAAGTTAGGATACAGAGATATGGTTAAGAGAAAGAAAATAAGGCTAAGGCATGGGGATGTACTGGATGTAGAAGAGTACCATGATGGGAATTATGGGGGGAAGGGTAAGACCAGACAGAAGAAGGAGAAACCAACCAAGGAACAGGTGAGGCTGATCAACAGGAGAAATAAGGCGAGGCTGTGCCGGTGGAGACTGATACAGTACTTTGACCAGGGCGACTTGTTTATCACATGGACCTATGCGATGGAGAACCGACCACCGGATATGGAAGGAGCGCTGAAGGACTTCCAGAAGGCGATGGCAAAGGTCAGAAAGATCTATCGGCTGAGAGGAGCACCGATCTACTGGATCAGGAACATAGAAAAGGGAACCAAGGGAGCCTGGCATATCCATCTTGCAATCAAGCAGACACCGGAGGGAGATGCAGCGGCTATCGTAACCAAGGCATGGACAAAGGGCGGCACCTATGTGGCGGAGATCCGGAACAGCAAATTTAACGGGGATGACATGGAGCAGCTGGCGAATTACCTGACCAAGGATGAGCACACAGCGGAGGTCAAGACGGACGGCACACCGGGCAAGCCCAGAATTGCGGAGTCCTCCTACAATACCAGCCGCAATATGCCACTCCCGGAGCCCCGGACGGACAAGCTGGTCCGATGGAAGCCCGAAGTCAAACCACCCAAGGGATATTACATAGTCCGGATCCATGAGGGCATCAATCCGGTCACAGGATTTTTGTACCGGAGCTACACGTTGATCAGGTTAAAAACACAGGAGCGGAAGAAACCGCCGAACAGGGTAAGGAGGTGTTGATTTTGGAAAATGAATTGAAAGTAGTGGATATCTTTATAGGCACGACTCTCCGGGGATCTGCAAAGGGCTCCGGACGGGTAATGTACATCATGAGGACCAAGCGCAAGAACGGCAGCGACTACGAAGCTGCACCGCAGATCGTAGAGTATGACAATACCACGGAGAGCGAGTCCGTCCTGCGTGCCATCCGGGATGCCCTGCAGCGTCTCCATTATGCCTGCACCGTAGTGATCCATACAGAGTGCAGCAACGTGGCAGCAGCCATCGCACAGCACTGGCCGGAGAAGTGGCAGCACGATGGCTGGAAGAGCGCAAAGGGCAATCCGGTGAAGAATGCCGTATTGTGGGAAATGCTCCTGCAGGAGGTTGAGGATGGTGGTCACATTCTGCTGGCGGAAAGCGAAAAACACGAATATGCAGAGTGGATGAGGTTTAATCTGCCTCTGAAACGAGCATTAAAAGACATTTTTGCAGAAGTGCCGAAAAGCTGACCGCATGAGTAGAGTACTCATGTTAGAGACGATTTTGTTGAGGTCAACAAAACATGGAAAGTATAACAATTTGACAATATTGCACCGGTGCAACCGGAGAAGGAGATCAGATGGAGAAATTTAAGACAGTAAAAGAGTTGAATGATAAGGCAGCAGAACTGAAGAACGCAGGAGATTTGTCAGAACTGGTAAAACTGGCAGAGGAAAACGGACTGGAGAAAGAGGATGCCGAGGACTACATGGACAGCGACGATCCGGAAGACTGCCTCTGCAATGCCACGATGGCGGCAATCGGCAGGCTAAACATGGAAGAGCAGGACCTGAACCTCGAAAGCCAGATGAAGGATTGGAAGGACTTTATCGTGCAGATGCTGACAGACTATCCGGCGGACCATGCTGGTGAAGACAGGGACACACTGGCCAATGCTGTATTTAACCCGGACAAGAAGCTGCTGGACGTGCTGGCCGCCGGGCTGAAGCTGTCAAGCGAGAACCGGATCACGGTAGATATGCGGATCATAAAGGCAGCAGGACTCCCGGAGAGTGCCGCCTACATCGGAATGTGCGGCCGGGATGATCTGAAAAGGATCATACTGGACTACTATCTGGGAAAGCAGGTGTGAAATGCGTGCATATAAAGGATTCCATAAAGACCTGAACTGTACGATGGGAAAAGGCGTGTTCTATTACGAACCTGGGAAATGGTACAGCGAGCAGGAGGCGAGATGTGCTGATACCGGCTTCCATGCGACAGACAATCCTCTGGAAGTATTGAGATGGTATTCCGGTGAGGATGACAGATATTTTGCCGTGGAACTGCGGGGAAATATAGACGAGGACGGATACGGCAGCAGGATTGCGGCACCGGAGATTATGCTGGTAAAAGAACTTACGATAGATGACCTGTATCGTCTGGGAGTGTTGTGGATGTCAAAACATCCGAAATCAGAACTGGCAGCAGCCGTAATGGTGGAGAGCGGGGAGGCATACAGAAATGGAAATGTTATCGTCCGGGGAAAAAATCCGAGAGCCCGTGGGAAAGCAGGGGATAACCTTTACATTGTCAGGGACGACAGCGACGGGGACATCGTGGAAATCGGTGCTTTTAAGGTAGACGGGATAAAGATCCTGCCGGATGTGTATTATGACGCAAAAGGGAGGCGGGTAAATGAGAAAAAGTGAACTGGAGAAGCTGAGGACACTGAATGCCACTCCAGCCATGATCCGGGCATTGCAGGAGCCGGGGACGAAGAGGTATTACAGTGGAAAGATTAACGAGGAAAAGTATCATCTTGCGGCCAGGTGCCAACAGCTAGGAGGATATCTGAAAATATCTATCTGCACCCGGGAAGATATCAGCAAAAAAGTGTATACACCGAAGTGGGATATCTTTATTAACTACGAAGGTGATGAGTATATCACAAGGGAGAGACAGAAGGACGGATCCTACAAATGGCGAAAGGCATATGGGTACAATCTGGAAGATTACACCTGGTATAACAAAGACTGGGATGAGTATGTATACATGAATCCGCCAGGCAACGTCCAGATACAGAAGATCTTGGGGACAATAAAAAAAGGATTCTGGGGGATGTGCGAGTGGCAGGAAGGCTGTAAAAAACGGAATGAGGATAAAAAAATAAAGAAGCTGACGGATCAGTGGGATAAGGATATGCAGCCGATCAAGGATCCACCAAAAGGATTCGAGACCTGGTGGCATCATAACGCATTCGACGGCAGCAATTATATTTATTATGCCTCGTCGAAATCTACGGAAGGATATTGTACGTCGTGCATCGGCAGGGTAAAGCTGCCGGAAAAACCGACACACAACACAGAGAGTAGATGCCCAGTCTGTAAGAAAAAGGTCACATACATATCGCGGGCAAAGAAAACACAATGCATCTGGATACGTGCACATGATGCTTCCTGCATCCAAAGATATAAGGACGGACTGGTGCAGAGAGACTTTGAAGTGCGGAGATGTGACGATAAGGATGCCCTGAGCATTAATAAATCTACTTACACCATCCGCGAGTACAGGAGAACCATTGTCACAGCAAAAGGATGGGGGACATATATCTACATGGATTATCGCAGGAGGGGAATGCGCTGGGCAGCAGACCCCGATGCCTGGGTAGGAAAACACTGCGAGACAATGTACCGGAAGAATTTCGGACAGATATTCAAAAAATACCATACGGCGTATCCGATTGCCGCGAAACATGGGTATAAAGCGGCAGGTCTGAGGTATTTTCTGAGCCAGGAGCAACGTTATCCTGCTATCGAGATGACTTACAAGGCGGGAATGTACAGGCTGGCGGATGACATGGTAAGGGACAGCTGGGGACAACTGGATAAAATATTGAAGAACAAAGCATCCGGTGGACTTGCAAAGATCCTTAAAATAGATAACGCCAGGATGAAGCGTCTGAAAAACATGGATGGCAATATCAGGATGCTCATATGGCTGCAGAAAGAAAAGGAGATGAATACGATATTGCGTGACTGCGATATAAAAACACTCACAGAAGCAGACATCAGTCCGGAAGATTTGAAAAGATCCAAAATCAGAAAATATCTGACCATTGAAAAAATCTGTAATTACCTGAACAAACAGGCAGAGTTGAGATCTCTAAAAGGTCATGGATTAAAAACATCAATATGGAGAGACTGGAACGACTACGTGAACATGATGGCCAAACTAAAGATGGACTGTAACAGGGAACTCCTGCTGAAACCGAAAGACCTTGCCATTGCACATAACGAGTTAGTGGCACAGATATCCATGCTGGATTCCTCAGAGGAAATTGCAGAAAAGAAAAAAGATTTCCCACAGGCACAGGAACTCATGGAATCTGGAGAACTGGAAAAATATGAGTATGATAACGGCACTTACTGCATTGTAGCCCCCAGGAGCATCGATGATATCTATCGGGAGGGAATCGTATTAAAACATTGCATTCACACCTGTGATATTTACTTCCAGAGGATCAACATCAGAGAAACCTATCTGCTCTTCCTTCGGCACAGCGCAGAACCGGATACTCCCTGGTACACGGTGGAGATTGAGCCGGGAGGAAACATCCGGCAGAAAAAGTCCGTACTGAATGAGGCATATAAGGATCTGGACGATGCAATGCCGTTTCTGCAGGAGTGGCAGCAGTGGGTGAAGAAAAATCTATCCGAAGAGGATAAGAAACTGGCAGAGAAGAGCGACAAGGCCCGCAGGGAAGGCTATAAAAAACTGCGGGAGCAGAAAAAGATAGTATGGCACGGGAGCCTGCAAGGAACACTGCTTGCGGATGCTCTGGAGAGTGACTTTATGGAGGTGATCTGATGGAATTAATGGAATACACAAAAACATATCAGGAATATAAACAGGAACTGGATGCAGTGCTCACCCGGACAGCAGAGGATTTTGTACAGATCGGCTATCTGCTCAAGGTAGCCAGAGACACAAATATATTGGCAGAGAGCGGATATGCAACCGTGACAGACTTTGCCAAGGCAGAATATGGCATAGATAAGACACAGGTAAGCCGCTTTATCAGTATCAATGACAGATTTTCTGAGGATGGCTACTCTGATCATCTGCTCCCGAGCTACAAGGGATTTGGATATGCAAAGCTTACCTTGATGCTGCAGATCCCGGACGAGATCAACGAGGCGCTTCCGCCTACGCTGTCCAAGGCAGAGATTCAGGACATAAAGGACGAGGTGGATGCAGAGAGCAAGGTCACGGATATTGAGGTAGAGATCGAGCGGGCGGAGGCAGCAGCCGTAACGGACAAGCCCATGCTTCCGCCGGAGGGATCGCCCCTGAAAAGAAATCTCTGGCAGTTGGGGAAGGAGCAGGAAGAACTTTTCCGGAAGCTATGGATGGTATGCTTTATGGAAACAGCAAGCGGAAACAGAAATAATGCAGAGATCATGGATGTACTGATTCCACAGGGAGACGCAGTGTATACCGTCCGGATCCCAGGAGAGCGTAGGACACAGATCATTGTAAATTCTGATGGAGCTACCATCGTGAATTTGAAAACGATGGAGCGGAGCAAATACACAGAGGATCAGATCTGTGATGCAGTCCGGTCTCTCATAGATGGAGGCAGCAGTCCTGAGGAGCAGTACAAGATGCTCTATGGTGAGGACTTAACCCAGAAAGAATCGGAAGTTGCACCGGTGCAACCGGATGAAACTCCGAAGGAAAAGAAACCGGAAAAGCGTAAGGAATCCCGTGTGACCAAGGCAAACACCGAAAAGAAAAAGCCCAAGGAACCGGAAAAGAAGCCGGAGCAGATGACCATCCCGGGAGCCGCACCGGATCCGACACAGAATGAACCGGAAACACAGGTAAATGACTTGTCCTCAGGGAAAAGTGGCGCGGATAATCAGAATACCGAAGCCATGGTCACGGAAGAACAGGTACCGGGGCAGACCGACATAGAAAATGACTTTCCGCAATACTGTCCGGATGAGGGTGACCAGAGAGACGCTTACCGTAAGTCCATCCGTGGCAGCGTGGAGAACCTGGTACGATATGTCGAGATGGATCTGATCGTTGCCGCCAGACAGCAGCTGTCTGATATCTCCGGCTATCTGGACCGCCTGGAAGAACTCAGCAAAGGAGGCGGGCAGAATGTCGAAGATGTCGAAACAGGCGAGAGCGAGGGAGTTTAATGCCGCCTCTCGTCAGATCATCAAGGAGCGGGATCTGTACCAGTGCATCTTTTGCCGTATGGGATATCACATGGAGGACGTCACCTGGTACGGACAGCAGCTGCAGAGCATCATGCACTACATACCGAGATCCCGCGGCGGACTCGGGATCCCACAGAATGGAGCCCTGGGCTGCCAGAGTCACCATGAGATGCTGGATAACGGAAACAAGGGCAGACGGGAGGAGATGCTGCAACTCTTCCGAGCGTATTTGCAGGACCATTATCCGGACTGGAGCGAGGATGCCCTGACCTATAACAAGTGGGGATGATGTATATACAAATTTGTATATACACGAAAGGAGCGCAGAGATGAAAAGCAGAACAATAAGCA